ATAAGCCGCTAAGTCTGCGTATTTATTTATAAATTTCATAATCTTATCCTATTTGTTTCCAATCTCCTACTGCTGATATACCTGTTGATTGATAACAAGCAGTAGTAGCTGTTGTTTTAATGTAAAATTGTCCTATAAAATCAGGAGTAACGGTAGGTGCATTAGCCCCAGTTAAAATCAAACTTGCCCCATTCATCTGAAAATCTTCTACACTAAGCGTTTTGATAATTATGTTATTCAATATGCCTTGTTTTATTAGTTCTTCTAAAGCATCTATCCTCTCTTTTAAATCAACTAATGACTGAGCAATAACTTCTTCCGTTGTTTCTAAGACTGTTTTACTAACCTTAGCGGCATCGTAAGTATCTCCAATGTCTTTAGCATAGTCCCCTTGTTCCTTAGCATAATCGCCTTGTTCCTTACTCCACAAACTCCACTGAGCTTCAGTTAGAGGAGGGTCATCGGTTGTGTTTTGCAAATAACTTTCATAAGGAGTAGCTGCTATATCTGAGTCTACATAGGCATTAGTTGAAGCATTCCAATAATACCAAGTACCATTTGTAATTACAGGCGGATGTGTTGCTATTTCATTGGCTAAATTAGTAGCTAACTCCGCATCGGTAATAACGGTCTCAATAGAACTAAGTAAAGTATTAAAAGCCTCCTCTCCTAAAGTGCCACCACCCTCCTCATATACATCATAAGCTGATTTGCCGGTATTTCCTCTTGGAATAGAGTAATCTACAGTATATTGAGGATTTTGATCTATATCATAACCAGTTAAAGCAATTGTAACAGTTGCCTGTGTACCTTCTTCTGTTGTAGTAATGGTACCTATTTCAAATTGAGGTGTACGACCTACTTTGGCAATAGTTTTCCAATTAGTACCTTCTTGTATTGGCGAAGTGTTATCATCAATAAGTGAAATGTAAGAAGTTCCATTAATTTGTACTACATCATATTTTTGATAACTAACAAGATCATTAGATACAAAATTAAAGGCTCCGGGGAGTCCTGTAGATACATAGACATCGTTTACTATATCCCAGTAATGCCAAATTTGTCTCCCCGATACCTCCTGAAGAACTGGAGGGTGAGTGTTTAACTCTACTGTAATCTCAGTAGCTGCTACCATCTCTTGGTTGGTCTGTTCCCTGAGTAATTCGTTTTGCCACCTTGTTGTTTCTGCTTCTTCCCAGTTTTCAAACTCCTCTACCCAACCGGCAATAGTCAACTGCCTGGCACCTTCCTGTAGTTTCCTGATTTCTTCTGCAGAGCCTCTGTTTATTTCATTTTGAACCCTTGTAGCTTCTGCTTGTTCAATAGAAAGGAAAGAGTAGATTGTATACCAAGTCTCTTCTCCAACTATTCTTTGTTCCAGAACAGAACCGTTTAACCTGAACTCTACATCTCTACCTCTTACATTTACTGGGGCTGGAGTGGGATATTCGTAACCGTTTTCCCAAGAAAGAATAATCTCTAATCCTTCTATCGTAATAATAGGAGTAAAGGTGATGCTAAGAGCTGTTACGCCTGTATCTATATATGTCCTTTCCGTAGGGCTCCATTGATACCAGTTACCGTTCTCTCCTATATAAGGTGAGTGCCCGTCTACCCCTACTCTATAGGGCAGCACAACAGTATCTTCTGTAATAATATTAGCCATTGTTAAATTATTTTTACATTCATTTTATACTCTTTGGTGCTTACGTCCGCTCTTCCATCGGGAAATTTCTCATCTGCAAAGGAAACAAATACCCTTCTTTTAAGAAACCCGGTACTCCCCCAGTAAAAGTTGTCCACCCAAACATTAACTTCATCGCCTACGATCTCACAGTTTGGGCTCAACTCTCCGTTTCTACTTTCTACCTTAAAAATATTGTCTGGAGTAGTGTAATAATGCACTCCCCAATTCACCTCTGTATAAGGAATTACTACTCCATCTGGATCTTTAATCTTAAGAAGTATTTTGAAATCGTCTCCATTGTTTATTTCTACTACTGCCATAATCAATTTTTAATAAAGATAAATAATTATCCTGTTTCCACTATAATAAATTCTCTTCAATTCCTAAAATAACTTGAGTAACTACATCCACTTCTTCTTTTGTGGTAGGAGATACCCAAACAGAAAGGGAAAATTCATAGTTAGTTTCTGACACACCATCTTCTCTTGGGATATCCGTAGCTATAACTTTAAAAGGAACTACTTCTCCAACTTCCCCATCCACTCCTAAGTCTGTTTTATTGAGTATCAACCTTCCTTGTGTCTGGAATTGTTTTAAAAAGGATTGCTGTAACGCTTTATACTCAAAGTAACTTTTTGCACAGATACTAACGTCATACCTAAAATCCATCCAAACAGGTCTACTATACAAATACGCTTTTAAACCGTCTTCTGAATACTCCCCAAGATATTTTTTCAAATCCACGAACCAGGAATCTTTTAATTCCGGACTATAGTCTTGAATTACTATGCAAGGATAACTTTGATTGTCATCCTCCTCCGCATAGTCTAAGCCAGATTTTTTAGCGTACCTAAAATATACACTCTGTGGCTCTCCCTCAATCTCCAAAGGGTAGTTAAAGAATAGTTTGAAAAACTCCTCGTGAACCTGTTCAATGGTGGTAAACATTACTTCTTATATTCAATATGTAACTTCTCAATCAATAGTTTAATAGCTGCATCATATACAAACAAAGCTAACAAGTATGAGGTAAACAGCTCCTCAAAGGTGGCTTTACCAAAATACTTAAATACGAAAAATAGGGCTATACCTACCATAAACGTAATTACTCTCTTTACCCAAGTAGGAATATTTTTTTCCTTGTTAAAGAAGTCCACTACTTTTATCAATAAATACGACAAGAGGATAACACTCACAAAGTATCCTACATTTATCATATCAAAAAATCTGGTTATAATTTGTTCCATTGTCAACGTCTTTTTATAATTTTATCTATCTTATTAAGTAACCTATCAAAATAGTCTCCTTGTTGTGGAGTATCTCTTTTAGGTGGGTCACTCCGATATTGGGGAGGGGTTCTTTTTGTTTTATTATTCTTATATACCCTGTCCCTAGCTCTCTGCCAATCCTGTTTAGTTTTTAGGTCACTCTGCCTGATATAACCTAAGCTTCTTTCCAGAGACAGTATTCTTTCTATCTCTGCAGGAGATTTTGTAGAACCCTCTATAGTTCTTTTGAACTCTTTCCCCGCCTCCGGTTGTTTAGCAGGTTCCGACACTTCCATCTTAGGGTGCTTTTCTCCACTCCTAGAGTGTGCCTTAACAGTAATTATCTTACCTGTTTTTGTTCTCCTCCGATAACCCCTTACTTTTATTGCCATCTTAAAATTCTCCTGAGTCTAAAAAGTTTTTAATACGATTCCGAGCACTCCCCTTAAAGTCTTTGTACGTTTTTCTCCAGATAGGTCTTGCCGGTATATGCTTATCTTTGGTTCCGTATTCGTGAACCATGGCCAATTCTTTATTGGTAAGTCCAGAATCCTCTCTGGGGGTATCTTCCACCGAGACCGTGGTCTCTTCTCTGTAGATAGCATCTAAAAGTTCTCCACTATCTATAAGAGGTGTACTACTCCCCTTCCTGTCTATTGTGGATTGTTTGAGCTTAAATTTGTACTTATTGGTTTTGATGTTCTCAATAATGGTCTCCTTAAACTCTTCCGCAATATCCTCCCCAAGTCTCTGCATATCCGATTTAAAATCCTCCACTCTGGGTTTCTTAAACCCGGGAGGTACTTTTAGAGCTGCTTTTGGGAGTCTTGGAAATTTCATCTTCTGTCGTTTTATCTTCGTACTCGGCGAAAAATTTATTCGGGTTTTCAGGGTCCGAGGTTAAAGGGAGTCTTCCCTCTCCAATACCCCATTTTATAGGTTCTTTACACATACTAACATTCATTATTTTGATAAAATTCATACACATCGCGGAACATTTCTTTCATTTCATTAGGCCTATTTCCCATCCGTTTTGCTGCTTGTATTTCAAACTCTTCCCTTATCTTCTCTTTTGGAGAAGTTGCCCTAACAATTTTTCCTTCTGATTTTCTATTTATTACTGCCATTTTATCCTCCTTTTAAATCATCTTTTACAAACAACTGTAACCCTATACAACTATTGTACAAGGGTTCTAATAATTCTATCTTCTGGATTACCTGGATTCTTCCTGCGAAATGTACTTTGGTAGTGTTCCAATTTAACTGGAAAGTCCCTATAACTGGAATCAGTTGTTTCGGGGATAGATAAACAATTCCATTCACCTCTTTGGCCAGACCATACTTCTCCCTTGTCCTTGTGGGAATTTCCCTTTCATAAAGGGCGTTGAAAGTATATAGTTTTGAGCTTCTGGGGCTATTACCTACGAAATCTTTCACCGAAAATTTCTCAGTGTCATCCGATTTTTCTACAGTGATAAATTCTAACTGTATCGTAAACGGAGTCTTAAGGAGTTTTTGATAAAATACCTCTTGATAATGGAGAAAGAGTGAATGGGTAACTATCATAATAACTTCTGAAATCTAAATTCCTTTCCAATTCTATATTACCCGGAATAATATTTGTTTTTCTTAGAGAGAAATCCCCGTAGACTTCTTCTAAATTTTGCCTCAAGTAGAGCATCAGTTTATACCAAAAAGAGAACCTGTCTCCCCAAATATTTTCTGAGCCTACTTTTGAAAAATCCTCTTCAAAGTACCCCTCGCTGGCGTTCTCTGTGAGGGAAAAAACTGAACCAATCTGGACAGAAGTCGTGACTGGTGCTGTTGAGGTTGCCGAACCTGCGTAGTCCGAACCATCCGTAAATGACTGCCCTATGTTAAGGGCTGCCGCTTCATACAGTCTTCGTTTATCCGTGATATAATATGCAACCCATAAAGCCATATGTTGTTCCGAAGGTCTTTGTAAGCGTGCTATCGTATCTTCGCTTAGATCTACATTAGGAACTTCTAAAACTTTTAGGTAGTACCATTTGAGGATTTTTTTAATTTCCTCATCGGAGAAAAAATATCTTCTGAATGACGTAAAGTCTGTATCTAATCTTCTTTCTTTAACTTTTATTAAGGAAGCGCTAATTTCGTCTCCTTTGAAATAAGGTGTGTATGCTACTGTCACCCCCTCAGAAATTAATTTGTCCATTATTTTATCTAGAGTATTGAACTCTGAAAAAGGTAATGACAATACCTCTTTCCCTGTTTCAGGAGAGATTATCAATCCCTCTGCGGATACGGACAAAGTTTTCTTAGGCATCGCTTTTACTGCGAAAGCCGGGATAATAAAGCGGTCAAAGGTTAGTTCTCTAACCGCTGTTATTATTTCATTCAAAGTTACTGAGTTAGCCATTGCTAGATTTTTTTATAATCTGTAGGCTTGTCGGGCATAAGTCAAGATTGCTGCTACATCCGTTGGGACTTCCGCAGTCTTGTCTTTTCCAATGGTATATTTCTTACCTCCAATGATGCAATCCACATCCTCCAGAGTACGTATTTTTTGTACTTTGATTGGGGCCTTCTCCATTGGGGCCGAACTTTTTTTGCTCTCTTCGCCTACTTCCATTTGCTCAACTTCCTTTATGCCGGTTCCCGACTGTTCTACGATTATTTCTTCTCCAGTTGTGTCTTCTACTTCCGGAGACACTACTTCTTTTACCTTTGATTTTGCCATAATATTGTTATTTAGAAAATTATTCTACTTCCTTACACAGTAAGAGCCTTAACAATATTCTTGCCCTCTATAATACCTGTACCCCAGATACCATACCAACCAAGAGTATGTTTACGGCCTAATTCAACTACTCCATCATCACGAAGTTCCACATCCAGAGCTACTGCCCAAGCGTATGCATTCTCTCCAAAGAATACAGCTTCCCAAGCCTCTGAAATTGTTGCTCCGGCTCCGTATCTAGCCAAAATTCCTGCTGCATTTAAAACCGGCATTTGAGTAGTCTCAATAAAGATACATCCCTCATACATACCTACCTCTCCAATATAGAGTTGTCTGCGACCCATATAGGTATTAGCATTAATCCAGTTTGTGTCGTCCCTTAAAGACCTTAGTTGGTGTGGGTGTGCAATACAAACATAAAAGTCTCCTGCGATACGAGGAGCATTATTAGTTGCTAGAACTTCTACAGCATCTTTTACAGTCTTAGTATTAAACACACTTGTAGAACTCATACCTGCTAAGTTAGCTACACCATTTCCAAAAACAGTATTAGTTGTCTGTAAACAAACATCCCTAAATTGTTTATCAAGAACTATGGCCATATTGTTAGCCAGAAGTTTTGAGGCATCTCCCAATACATCGTGGAGAGAGGTTCTTAATAGGTATTCGGTAACTTGGATAGAATTAGCTTGTTCCTTAACCGGAATTACAACCTCTGAAGTGGTCATTCCTTCTGGTGTAAGTACATCTTTTTCCTCCAAAGTTCCACCACCTGTTAGGTTACCATACTTTGTGAATACAATAGATTTTCCTTTAACTGCCTGTAAGTCTCTTTTTACTTTTGCAAATTGGAGAAACCTAAGTCTCGGCTGTGCTTGAAATAAGACCTCTCTTGAATAGAAGTCACGAATAGCTTGTGGAATTGTTACATACCCACCGCCAGAAGCTGCTGCTGATGTGGTATCTCCAAAAGCGAAACCAGAAATAAATAGTAGCATAAAGGCTACCGATACAATAAGTGTTATCATCTTTAGTTTTGTTAAAATTAATACTCAATTTTATGGATACATAGTCTGCAATTGTTTCTGGATGCTCTCCCTTCTTTGGGCATACTCTTCCATTGACATTGTTTTGACGTCCTCCGGTGCTTCAAAACCATCTGGTGATTCTCTTTTTGGAACTGTGGGTATAATCGGTTTCTCTTCTTTCACTTCCTTTGTCTCATTCTCCAAGCGTTCTGCTTCTTGTTTTAAGAGAGGGTCTTGAGTAGAGACATTATTCAGCGGATGTACGTATTTTGCTCTGAGGCTTATACTTTTCGCTAAGGAAGCGTTTAATTCTTCTTTGGTGTTTCCTTCTACGAGTTCTGGGATGCACTTATCCAGATTGGCTTTAATAATGGACTCCCTGTACTGATTGAGTTCATTTTGCTTAGAATCTTTTGTGGCACTAAGAATTGGGGCCAACATCTGGGAAAATTTCTCGGTTACTGTTTCCACAATATCCTTTTTTAGAGTTTCCGCATCTAAAGGGGCATTAGAGGCTTCTTTCACTTGAATATTTCCCAACTGATTTACCTGATTTTTTAGTGACTCAAACTGAGAGTAAAGTTTATCCTTCTCTACTTTTGATACTGAGGCAATGAGACTCTGAAGTTCCGGGGTGTCTTTAATTACATAAGTGATTTCTCCAATAGTAATACTGGTAGGAATCGCAGCTACTTTCTTTTCTTCAACTTTTGTTTCCATCTTTTCTTCCGTTAGTTAAGGTTTGGTTACTATTTAATGAGGTTATTTTTCAACACCTCAGTTCCGTTACCACGGATAGTGGCTTGGGTCATATTCTCCCTGTTAACAAGAGCTGCTTCAGGGGTTCCGGGGTTCACAAATTTTTCGTTTACTTTTTGAGCTTTGTCGTGTCCAACATCGTGCAAAGCTTCTGGATTCATTTCAGCCATAAGTGAAAATTTTTTAAATTGTTTATAATAAATTGTGATAGCGTCTCAAAATTACTTGTTTTAATTTAATTTCCAAAATTAAATCTAGCTTATTACTAAGGTATCCTTTCTAAATTTTTTAGGATTCCTAATTATCCTCCTCCCCACTAGAGGCAGAATCCTCCATATATGTATCTTCTTCTTCATCATTTTCATTAGAATTTGGTAAGTTTCCTTCTGTCATTTTAGCTACTTCCATATTAATTCTAGCTTGGACAACTGCTTGATTAACTAAATCATTATCAATTTCCTCTAATAAATCTGGAATATTAGTTTTACCCATCCTAGCCATAATCTCCCTCCTGGAAGCTACTTTTAGGTTGGTCTCCATTTGTGCCCTATTCAATTCATCGGTCTTATCTTTAGGGAAACCAAATCCAAAGATTGGAACTACCTTTAAAGATGTCAAATAAGATTTCTCAATCTTGGCTACTTTTTTTAAGCGAGTATCCTTTGGGTCCATTTTACTAATCATTTTTAGAATCATAGTATTGATAGCCGTAATCCCCTCTCCGTATGTTATGGCTTTTAAATTTGCCTGTTGGATTAGTGGGTGATAAGTAATCTGTAGTGCCGATGCCGAAGTATTACTTATTGCCTGAATTTTTCCCAAAGCATTTTCCGGAACATCTGATAATTCGTGCATAGCCGTTTTTATATCCTTAGCGAAAGTGGTAACCGCTGACAAATCTACATCCAATCCCAGATTAAAAACATTCGCTTCCGGAGGGAGTCCTGACCATATAGAACCTAGTCCTCTCTTTAGAGATTTAGCTGAAGCTCCTGTGATTACTGTGGTAGGAGTAGCGTGGTAATCAATGATAGCTTTTATCTGTTGGTTAATCTCATTGTACACCTTATTGATTTTTAAAATATCATTTGCGTCTGACTTACCATAATAACTAGCCGAGTTTGGTCTATTCTTAATATGTACAATAGGTATGAAACCATATGGATTAGGAACCTTCTTTAAATCGTGTTTGGTTATCTTAGCTTCATCTATAGAAGCATCCTTTTGATACCAAGTATCTATAGTCTCCTTAGTCCATTTAGTTACAAACATCTTGTACCCACTCTCTTGTTTAGTATCTAGAGACTGTCTAACCATAAATGATTTCATCTTGTTGTAGTCCCCATTTTCAAACATAGGGAAACATTGCCTACTATCAAAGACAGATATTTTACAGAGTTTTTCCTCCTCTTCCCACTCAAGTCCCATCCACGCATCACCTGTTATACTACCCATCTGTAATAGTTCATAGGCTAGGTGATTCTTTCCTGACTTGGCCCAATGATACATTATCAACTCCTCAAGATTTTTCTCCAACTCCTTATCAATAGTACTGGTATAAAAACTCTCCACATTAAAAGTGAATGTCTCATCCCCCAATAGAAACATACATACTTTGTCTATAAAAGCTCTTACATAGTTAAATGAGAGCATCCCATCATTAAAGTCTTTGTAATGTAACCCATCATAGAATTTCCAATAGAGATAGTACTTAGTTATCCTATCTATCTCCCATTGATTATCTTGAACAATGTTCTGTAGAACAAACGACCTAAGAACATTTGTTGCCTCACTTAGAGGTCTGGAGTCCACGTTCCAATGTTTACTCCCCGGATACCCATTATAACTACCTACTCCTGTTGGTTCCATATCTTATACTAAATAATTATTTCTTTCCATTCTTCTCCTCGCCTCTACTGTTGAAAATAAAGGATTCTCCGATTCTTCTACTTCATACTCTGCCTGTTTCTCACTATTAGCGGCTAAACACATCAAAGCAGCACTATCCACATAATCGTCAAAGTATCCATCAGATTTTTCACAAACTAGGTAACTGCCATTGAAGTATTTCTGACAGTTTTTCATTTGCTCTTCAAAGTTAATAAATTCTTGTGTTCCCCGTACTACTTTATTTGCCGGTACTATCAATCTTTTTGTGGTGATGTCCGAGACAAAGTTATACCACATATCCGATTTACTCTGGGCTGTGAATGGGTATGGTACTATATCCACATACTCTCCACAAGCATACATTAACCTATCCACAACAGAGATACCCACACCTGTATAGTCGGCATAAAGTGTCTTAATCTCAAATTGTACTAAGGCATCCATTATGTAATGGTGTTGTGCCTCATAATCTAACCCTCCAAGGTCTAACCAACACACAATTTCCTTATAAGGTTTTTCAAATATGTCGTCCCCATAGATTACTTTACCAATGGTGAGAATTGTACTAGCTGGACTTTTTCCAATATCCAAACCGGCCACAATATAATCCTTTGAGGTAACCTCCGAAAATCCTTTTTTACGATTAACGATTTTATCCCAATCCTTATCTGTGATAAGCATACCACTTTCCAAGTCCCAAACCAGGGCATAAGCCAGTTTGAACGCCTGAGAGTCCTCTCCCCACCTTTGTTTTTTACGGAGAATGTCATTCTCATAGTTAAGGTGGAATTTCTTCCCATCCAGTTTATACTGTTCTTGTCTGGCAGTTATGATTGCTTTATAGTCATACTCAAAGTGAGTACGTAAGTTCGGATTCTTTATCTTTCTGTCATTGTTCCTATTATTGAGAATCTCATACCAGAAGTGGTTTTTACTTTGGCCTGTAGTACCTACTTTTATAATAGTGCCTCCAGTCGCAGAAATCATAGGTTCTATAGATTTGGTCACAATAAAATCATCCACATCCTGAGCCTCTTCAACGATAACCAAATCATATGTCTTTGACTCAATCTTGGATTGCTTACTAGCTACTTGCCCAGTTAAAGAAGAACCATTACTTAGTGAGAGTCTCGCTGTACTATCTAAATAAGTATTAATGTCTGGGTCTGCTAGTATTATCTCCGCATTAGCTGAGTCCAAACGAGTCATAGCCCTAGAGTAGGTCGTGTTTACCTGGTCTGATTGAGGAGCAAATAACCCTACTCGGAAACCTGCCCTAAACTGTTCTAAATCCGGTATAACTTTGGCTAAAGCCGGTAAGAGTACTGTAAGAGTATCTATCACAAAGGCCATTACTTCTGATTTTCCAGACTGTCTACTTAATAGGACAGTTAGTACTAACCCTTCAAAAGTGACTACTGAATATATAATTCTATACGCTATTGCTTCCTGATAAGAATAAAGAGAGAGTCCGGTCAGTATTTTACCGAACTCTATTATCTTTAACGTTACGAAGTGAGGGTCAAAGTCCCTATCCTTTAGTTCCTCTGTTCTGATGTCTTTGATACTTGAACCTTTGGTTTCAAAAACATACCCTTCCTCAAACCTCTCTGTTCGTTTCAATGCCATACTACTGCTCTCTTACATCGTAATTCATTTCTCCTTTACCTGCTCTCCAATCTTCCAAATAATTAGTTACATCTTCTGTGGGAGAGTAATAATTGTTTATATCTGAAGCATACATATCCACCCAACAATTAGGGGTTTCATAAAGTCTGATTTTACTTACAGCTACTCCCTCTTTATCCCACCTAAAAAATAGGTTACAGATATGTAGAAGTTCGTAGGCTATAAATTCGGCTGAGGGATTATAATCTCCTTTGTTACCCATACCCATTAGCCAAAAATTCCAATTATTATCTTGACACAACCTAATTAAATCCTCATCTCTTGGATTTAATAGGGAAGCGTGGTCCCAATGCTCATCCAAAAATGTTCCTACAACACGTTTCAACTCTTTAAAGTCAATAGTGTAACCTAGTGCTTTGACAGAGTGAAACTCAAAGTCTATATCTACTTTGAAGCGATGTCCGTGGAGATTATAACACTTTACTTTCTCATTCATTACTCTGTGAGCTGAATCAAACTCAAACGTTCTTGTGATTGTTGCCATTGCTACTTTTTGTTTAATGTTTCTACTAATTTGGCCATCTTTTTACTTACTTCCTTTGCCATTTCCGGAATCTCTTTTTTCAACTCATTCAATGCCTCCGTTACTTCTGGATTCTTCGGAATATTTCTGGTGTAGAATTTTTTGCTACATTCCTTGTTACAAAAATAAAGAGATGAATATTTATCTGAAAATAAGCAAGCATTTCTATAAACAAAACCTTTATGTTGAGCTTCTGCTCCGATACTTCCCGGAGATTCCGTTTCTGAGGTGAACAGAAACTTTCCGCACTCGTCACAATGTACTCTCATACTTATCGGATTGGTTTGTTAAACGCTTGTCTGTTGTAAATATAATTATCTTTTATATTATTCGCAAAATATTG